AACCCCCCCCCTGCCGCTACTCGCAATGACTGAACACCCGGAGATTCAGTCAAGGGTTTTTGTAACCCCATATCCAATAAAAGGACTCCGACTCCCGCCTTATGAGCCGCCTTGTTCAACTCATCCTTCCCGGTTGCAATCCGTTCTGCTTCTGTATGGCTATCCGCCCCTTTCGTCTTATTTTCCGCTCCGTTTACAGCATGGTCGGCGGCAAAAATAACCAATCCTTTTTGCAAAGGTTGAGGCTTTACAGAGCCGAAAATTCCGGCCAGGCGCGCTGCCGTCCGGATTAAGTCGTGATTATTTATATCTCCGTATTTCAACTCATCTTGAACCCGCACTTCAAAGCTTCGTTGCGGGGCGACAATACGAGCCCGTAATTCTTCCATAAGCCCTTCCATCCCATCTCCTCCTTAATATTACGGCATATTATGCGAGTTTCGTTTTTGATTTTCACGCCATTTCATTGTACGGCATCGCAACACAAAAACAAAGCCTTGCCGCTGTCAAAACAACGCATAGAAAAATGTAATTTGTGTAGAATTTTTGCCGAATTTTTGCCGTAATAAAAAAGGCCCTTATAACGAGGGCCTTTTCCGTTTCATCATCTGTGTATTATTCATCCCAGGCTATGAGAGTATTCTCATAGTCGTTCAATTCATCAATGCTGAACATCTGCCGGCGATTGATAAAATACTCGATTACTCGGTAATCTCGTTGCCGGTCTTTGATTTCTAGCTTTACCGCATTATCTGATTCAACGACCTGTTTTTTTAAGTCCTCAAACAGCTTGATTGCTTCCTCTTTGGTTTGGCAATCCCATGCATCTGCGTTGTCGAACGGGTAACTTGCCGCTACGAAGTATCTTGTTTCTTCCATTTTTAGTGCCTCCTTTATATCGTTTCCCATGTTTTTCCGTCTTCTTTACGAGCGACGGGATTCATGATAAACCCGTCTTCATTTACGCTGTTACCAATTTCAAGCGTTGTGCCTTGAAATACCTGTCGCATACTAGCTTCACGTTTTGCAGCTCGAAGGCTTGTAGCTTTGAGTTTTTCCGCTTGTCGGTAACTGCCGGCGTTCTGTAGCTCGGCGAAATAGTATGCCTGTTTCGGCTGTTCCTTTCCGTATAGCCGTTCCATACCCTCACGAGTGATAAGCCATACGCCGCCGGATTTGCGGCACTCTTCGCCGGTAAGTCTTCCAGAATCGCACGCCTGTTTAATTGTGTGAGCGGTACGGTGATACCGCTCGCTTGCTTCCTGGGTTGTCATAACATCTTCAAAGTTAATTTTCATTGTCCTAGGTCCTTTTTTGTTAACAATAACAGTGCCATAGATATAATAATTGTCGATAAAATTGATAGTAAATCTTGAGCCACGAAAGTTCGTACTACGCTTAACAGTAATAACGTTGCCATTAAAATTTTCATGATATATAATAGATATAGACAGGAACGGGGCTTGTTGCCCCGTCCTTGCTATTTGGGTTTGCCCTTTAAGACTTTGATGATTGTAATCGTTCCTGCCAGGATTCCAATTACATTAGCAATATCTTGAAGGGCTTTTTCTATATCTATCATCTGTTCACCTCCTCTCTATGATTATATTATAGCTTAATTCGTCTAATATTGCAAGCGATAAATATATATTTTTCTATACACAAACCGCGACGCTAAGCGATTTTTATTACTGCACCGCAAGCATAAAAAATAAGGCCCCCGATTATTCGGAGGCCTTTTTTGCTACCATTCTTTAACCGTGTACATAAGCGAACAGCCACGAACGCCCGTGCCGTCGGTGTGTATAATTCCTTCAACTCTCCCGGCTTGGTAGCCGACTGACAAGTACGGCTTGCCGTCTATGTACGTGCCCCCGGCCTTAATCTTGTGATTATTCCGTAGGTTGATTTTATAAACGTCAACTTTTTGCTTTTCTTCGTCCACGGTGACAACCGTTCTATCCGATTTCGCTCGTGCGGCCTTCGGGATCTGACTATCGTTCTTCCTGATAGCTTGTTCCGTCTTATCGGCGGCGGTCGTCAAATTCGGAGCGGTCACATAATACGACACATTCGGAGCGGTCTTACCGTCGTGAATCCGTTCGATTTTCGTTACGATTTCAGTTGCTTCACGGTCGGAAACTCGTAAATCTTTTTTTACCGCATTTTTATCTTCCGTGTCCGAAAAACACATTCGTACAGGCTCGTCTGACGGCTGTTTTACGTGGTGTACAGCAAAGTATATGCCGAGCAAGCAAAAAGCCGTTAGAACGCAAAATAGGGCTAGTTTTAGCCACTTTCCCGTTTTTTCGTCGTTAAGTGTCGGAAAATACATCAACTCACCGCCTTTTTCTAGTCGTACATGACGTTTTCGTCTACATTTACGCCGTCGACGTTCCCGGATTCGGAATATTGCCAGATTTTTACATTGGCGTTCGGTTTGTCGAGCTGTAGGTCATTGCGGCTAGAATACTGTGCGACCCATAACGGCACATAATTCGGAAGGCTGTCGATATTCATACCGTTCATGAACATGTCGTAGCTGCCGTATAATCCTACGTACTTCCCGGCGGCATTCATCCGATTAACCCAAGCCATGACAACCGCCGTCAACTCATCTACTCCAAGGCTTCGCTGTGCTTCTGTCTCAACGTCGAGCCAAATACCCGCCGACAGGTCTGCCCCGTCGAGATACGTGTTCAGTTGGTTGAGCAACCAATCTGCCTCCGCTTCGGCTTCTTCGGTAGTCGTGGCCGTGGAATAATAATATACGCCTAACTCCATACTGTTGGCTTTGGCTTCGTTTATGTTATGTACGAACAGGTCATCGAGAGTATGCCCGCTTCCCGTGTATCCGATACGGCAGATACAAAAGTCATAACCGAGTATCCTTGCCCGTTCGAAGTCCAAGCCTTCTTGCCAAGTTGACACGTCTATACCGTATTTCATCGTTTCCCTTCACCTCTTTCGTTATTCGTCGGCACTTGCGGCCGTTGTGATTCTTCCAGTCGGTCGGGTATGCCGTCCCCGTTTCGGTCGATGAACAAGGCCAAAAACCCCGAGAAGGCGACAACCACGGGCGGCGTGAACACGTGGTCCACGATGCCCGAGCCTACCGTAATCAGTCGCCCGTGTTCTTCGCTTACGTACCCTTGTAAAAACGATAGCAGATACGTAATCGACATCAGTATAATCGGCGTAATCATAATCGATACGAGGAATCGAGTCGCAATAATCCCTATCGGACTGATTCTTGCTACTCTCGCCGACTGAAACGCCTTTTTGAGTGAGTTTATAATCTTCTCTCTCATCGCTTATCTCCGTGTATCTCGTTTCGCAAGTCATCGACTCGTGACTCAAGCACTTCGACCCGTCCGACAAGCTGTAAGTGTCGTTGTGCTTGCTGTATGCGGTCTTGCCGAGATAATCGGATTTCTTCTTTTAATTCTTTCAGCGTCTCAATCAACGTATCGTACTTAGCCGTGATGAATTCGATATCGTTCTCACGGTCTTTTTTGATGTTCTTCAACATCGGCGATATGCCGCAACGATATATGCCGCCGCATATAGTACCGATGATTACGACGATAGCGGCAATGCTCTCAATCGTAAAGCTCCATGTCCACATAGGCCGCCCCCTTACAGTCTGTCTTGCTTAACATAGCTGACCCCTACGCTGTGGTCGAAAGTCGAGCCGTCGCAGTCAATGTTCGCCCAGCTGAACACGTCGTCGGCGTACCCTTCTGCTCGGCCCTTCCGTCTGAATTCAAGGTTAAGCCGTTCGGACTGGCTAGGCAAGTGAACATGTTCGGGCATTGCTTTATCTCTCGGAAAATACGCTTTACTGGTCAGCTTCGCAAGTAGCATCATGCCCGTAATTGTAATGTCATCGCCGCCGCCCGAAAGTTCGTTAATCTCAAGGCTGTCAAAGCGAAGTGAGTCAAGATTCGGATTGTTATATATCGTGTCGAACATAGCGTATGCCGGGAACTCGATAACGGCCTGTCCGTCTGCACGACGATAAATCTTTACGCCGTTATCATTGAATAACTCTTCATCTCTTCCCCCCGTATGTACTGCCGGGATTGTGAGTGAAGCGGCCGTGCCTTCACTGCTGTTCGGGTACTCCATTGTGAGAATCTTCTCGTTACCGTCGAACGGCTGCATGAGTGCAAAGTCGAGTCGGCCGCTGTCGGGTATCATCTGACGATTGCCCGTCGTATCGACAACATAAAACCCGGGCTGACCTTCTACATGTACGACCGTATCGCCAACTGCAACCGACGTACCGTCAACGAGCTTGAATTCGGCAAGATACGAGGTATAGCGACCGTCGGGAATGACTTCCCGTAACAACGCCTTGAGAACGTCTTCAAGGCTGTCGCTGTCGACCTTCATCGCACGGTCTTTCATCATTCTGTATACAGTCGGAAAGTTCATACTGACCGGCTCAGAGCTGCTGCCGTTCTGTCCATGAAGGCTTTCGAGCCATTCATCAACCGTGCCGACAAAGCCACGTTCGACGGCCACTTCATACGCACTCTTGCCGTCTTTGCCCGGTAATCCCGGTACTTGAACGGCAATATTCAGCGGATTCGGCAACGTCAATTCTACTTTTTGTTTTTCTTCCATTATAAAATCCCCCTCTTTGGTGATGCGGATTAGTGCATCGAAACATCTCTTATTATCGTCATTTTGCCCATGACAATTTTGTACGTCCATTCGGGCGTATGAATAAATACATCGTACTTTGCGTGCATGACTTTCGGATTCGCTTGAAGGCTTACCGATGACGGGATCCGAACCTCGGCCGTGTTCCCGTTCATTCGGCAGTTGCCTTGCATAATCAGAACCCCGTTCATCGCTCGGACCTTCATTACAACACTGGCGGCTGAATAGTCGCCGTTCTCGTTCGGGATAACGTAATTTCTCGCCCAGTCCGACCCGATATGTAATTCGTCGTCGAAATGTATCATTGCTATACCCTTTCGTATTTAATGCCGACAATGTCAACGATAGACGAGTTTTGAATGCTGATTGCAAACATTGTGTTGGTTGACGGAACCCCAGACGACCCCATATCCGACGATTGTACTTTGGAATTGATACGCCAAAAACGATTGTCCTCCGAAATCAGCACAACAGGACCGGGCGTACTCATCACATAATCAAGTGCATAAACCTTGTGTTCTGCAATATATTTTTCGTGGCCTTCATCATACGACCCGATAACCAGAATAGTATCGAACGTCGTAAAGTCTTCCGATAAGTAAATATCGCCACGATGGAAATCATAATTAACTGCATCACCACTGTATGCCGTGATTCCCGTATTAGCGTTATTCACTGTCCGCACGTCAACCCCGTTATTAAGGCTTTTCATGTGTTCCCAGTCGATAATTGACTTCATAACTAACGGCTTTTTGTGGCCGCCTACAATATCAATAACGTTCGATTTAAACGCCATAAAATCGGCTTTGTCAGCCTTCTTGTCGAATTGCTTCTTGTGTGCGTCCGTGGCTTCGTCGTGCGTTTTTATTTCCTGTCGCACTTCATCGGCCGATAATCCTTCGGTAACTGTGCCGTCGACGGTTACATTTTCGGCGTTGGAATACCCAAACGCCACTGTAAGCGTGTGACGTGTTTCGCCGTTAGCCCCCATAACCGGTAATGTTGCCGGAGTGTCGTCTGTCATGGCCGAAAATAGTACCAGTTGTGCATCGGCGTTTCGCACGTAAAAGCCAATTTCACGCAGCGTAATCGCATCTTGAGTGCCTCGGTTCGATACTCTAAACCGTACCTTGCAATCGACCCCGTCTTGAATAACACTGATAATATCGGCCTTTATCTTCTTATGGCCCAGGTCTGTTGCCTGTTCAACATCACTGACAGCCCCGTCTCCGAACCATATTTCCTCGATTTTTAACTTCATCTTATTAGCCAATAACTCGGCGTGAATCTTTTTCCCGGCATTGGTCAGTTTTGCTTCGCTCCACATATTTTTCGCTCCCTTCTATCCCTTATACGGTTTCAAGTGCCAAGCGGCCGCCGTAATAAACCCGTTCCCGGATTTCGCTCATTCGGTTAATCGATATATCCTCGTTCACGCTTTCGGCCACAACACGACCGCCGAAGTAAATCGTTTCCGTACTCGATTGTTCGCTTTGCGATTTCATGATTAAATTCTTCGGGATAATCGGCTCGGCCCAGTCGTATATTTCTTGTACTCGATTGGCCACATCTCTCGAGAGTGTGAACCATATTTCATACTTATCGCCGTTGATTTCGGGTAACACATTCCCGATGCCGAATTGGTCGTCCAAGAGTTCTTGCAGCTTTTTAAGCGTGTACGGTCGACTTCCTCCGAGTAACGTCATGATGCGGTCACGCCGTACCTCGACCGTGTCATTGACTCCGGGTAGAACGTCGAAAATCGCTTCCCACTGCTCCAGGCCGTAGCCCGTGGCTGTGCTTATGTACTGATTAATAAGAATATCGCACATCGCATCCCATAACGCCCTGAATTCGGGATTTTCAATTCGCATAATTTCTTGAACGTCGAGGCTGTCACGGCTTACCGGCGTGAGGTATCTCGATATATCAATATCACGTTCCAAATTCACGCTATGCACCCACTTTCGTGAGTTCGAGTGTGCCAAGTACCGGAACAGCTTCTGCACCCACGCTCGTATTCTCTTCCAGGCCTCTGACCTTAACGCTTGTTACGTCGACAACCCCGGGAATGTTCAATAAGGACATCAGAATATAAGCCGGTCTGACGGTCGTTCCCTCCGTGTCGGACTTCTTGCCCCAGGCGGCTCGCTCTTTGGCGAAATACTCTTTAATGGCCTTTTCTGCCACGGGTTTTACATCTTCGATGCTAATGCCCTTGCCAAGTATTACGGATGCGGATACCGGAATGGGCGTTGCCGTCACCGCCTTAACCGTGACCGTGTGACCAATCGGAGCAAGGCCATATCCTTTGCCCTGTGGCGACGGGTCCATGACTTCTTGAACTTCCTTAACGAGCCCCTCGTCGGGTACTTCATACTCGGTATTAATAATCACGAGTTTAACCGTACCGCCGCCATTCCAACAGCGGAACACTTTCACACCGCCAACGCCAGGAATGGCGAGCGTTTTTTCTTTATAGTCTGCTCCGTTTCCTCCGTAGGCTTTCGACTTCAAAGCCTCGAAATACCGTTCCCTGAACGTTTCCGTATCCTCTTCATCTTCTCCAGGCGTAATGACTTTTACGATTTTGGCACTCGTTAGGCCGTTAACGGGAATAATCGGCGTAATATCTCCGATTGTTGTGTTACCGCCTCGGCCTAGCTGTTCGCATTTCATCTTGTACGTATGTGCGTTGTCGTCGACAAGCTCCGTTACAATGAAGTTGTAATTACCGGAGTTGAACCGGGTATATAGCGGCACCGGAATATCAAATTGACCCAAAACCTCGGCCGGTGTAGCCGCTTCCGGGTAAATATTAAACTCTGCGGCTCGGAGCGTTAAAAACTCCCTGTCCGCTGTCGTGGCGAACGTCTGCCGGAGTATGACCCTGGCCATAATATACGCCTCGGCTAACTCCAGGGCGGCCGGTGCTGTTGCATCGTAAATAATCGACCCCTCTCGTTTATCGAAAGTAGATCTGACTCGGGCTAACATCCTTTTTTCGAGTTTATCGAATGTCATATTTTCATACATTTAAACGCTCACCCCCTTTGTGATATTCTCAATCGTTCCGAATATCGTTTCCACGTCGAACCTTGCAAATACATCTCCGTCGTCATGGCTAAACTCGAATCCCGTAACTGATATGATTCTGTCGTCGGCTTCAAGTGCTTCCGTGATGCGACGTTGCAACTCGGCGTAAACATACGGTATCGGTTGTCCGAATAAGTCTTCCAATTCGATGCCGTAATTCCACGAGTAAATCGGATACCGGTATCGCTCCGTACTTAATATCTTGAATACGGCTAACTTCATAGCCTTTAATCCGTCTGCAAACCCATTTATTTGCCCGTCGGCCTCGAACTCAACGTTATACGTATACGAAGGCTGACGGGTCTGTATAATCTCCGGCGAACCTTGCGTTGCCGAAGTCGGTAATAATTCATTCGCTATTTTGTTGTGCACCCCCTGTCGGGATTGTACCAACGGTCAAGGGCGATATACCTTTGGCCGCCACTTTCACGCAATAAAATGACCTTGTCGCCAAGGACAAGGCCGTTATGAACTAAGAATTTTTTGCGTCCTACATACCCATGATGATGCGGAGCGTAAGCGGCATCGCCACTGCCTCCGCTTGCGTCTTCCGTGATGTGGTCAACGCTCATCTCTATCGTATGTTCGCATGTGTTCTTCGTCAGTAATATATTCGATTCCGGGATTGTAATTTTTTGGTCGACGGTAATCGCCAACGGGTCCACGCCTGTAACTTCTCCGACAAGAATGTCTGACATATCCAAGTCGGAAAGCGTATTCACGACGATGCCCTTCATCGCATCTACGATACGATTGTAATCGTTATGCATTTACGTCGCCCCCATTCGTATAACCTTCGACGGTAACTCACCGTTGCCCCAGGCGTAAGCGGCATCGCCGTAATGCATGGCGTATCCTTTACTCGACGAGTTGCCGAAACAACCGCCTGCACCGTCCGCAATAACGACATGGTCATCATCGCCATATATCAATAAGTCGCCTTTATTGGCGTACCCGTTGAACGACTCTGTAACGTATCCCTTCGCCTCCAGATTCCCTCGAAGAGTCGGTACGGATGCAGTACCTTTGTTGTATTCATCTGCAAGGTCCTTGTTATACCACGACCCGGCTGCACACACCGTATCCGCACATCCGACAGAACCATACGGACTGACCCGGCCGTCGTTCATGGAAAATGCCGTATCGACCTGTGCCGCTGTACCGCTTCCCGTGGCCATACCGCCAATACCCATATGCCGTGCCTCCGACTTCTTCTGTGCCGCCTGTATCTTCTTCACAGCTTCCGCATCTTCGTTCTTCGTGACTTCCGTCTTGCGTTCTTCTTCGTAAGTCACGAACAAATCGAGGTCCATTAAATGCACCCCGGTCTTGAACGTGTGCGTGACCGACTCAACCATTATGTACTGATTGATATTCACATCGCCGAAGTCTTTGTTGACATACAATAAAGAACCTCCACGAACTCGAATATCCCCGATAACGCCTTTCAGTCGTATATCTCGGGTCTTTCTGTTCTTCAACTTTAACATGTTCGCCGCACGTTTAACCGCATCGACATCCTTTGCATCGGGAACCAATACGCATTGAAGTCTGCCCCATTCCTCGATATGTTCCTTGTCCATTTCGACGTATGTATTCTTTAAGACTTTCCGTTCGCCGTCGGGAACAGTACGATAAACCTTTATCATGTCGAACGTGTCCTTGTCGATAGAAGTCTTATAATCGACATCCGTCATGCAGTCATCATCAACGTATATATCGGTTTTCATGCCCTCCGTGACCGATTTCAGCATTAGCTGACCGCCGTCGTCGTACAGTTGGTAATATTTTTGGGTCTGTATGGTCGTGAGGTCCAAGGCCCGTTGGATAATGTCGGCGAGGGTCTTGTCCTTTTCGATGCGTTGCGGTTTGGCCGGGAACTTATAAACCGTGTTGTCGATTTCCCCGACTTTCAATCCGAAGTCCTCGGCAATGTTCTTGATGAGGTCCGTGGCGGTAATATCGCCGTATACGTAACAATCCTTGTTCTTTAAATACCGCAACTGGTCGTAAGCCGTTACGGAGATAATTGCCGACTTGTCCCGGCTCTTCTCGAATACCGTTCCCACGAACACCAATTCGCCGTTTACTTTAAACTCAATGTGATTGCCTTCCGTGAAGTCCAGTATGTTATCTTTCGGGATTTTTAACGTGAGTTTTGCCGGCTCACAATCGATACCCCTGGTCAGTTGCACATCATCCAGTACGTCGCATAAAAACGTCTTGTCCTTATTCGTAATGATGCATTGGTACTCCAAGGGTACGGGCATCGGGTACTTGGTGAGTACCCGGCCCGATTTTTTCGGTTCTTCCTTTTTCTGTTCGTCTGCCATTACGTCATCCGACCCCCGTTCTGTACCTTCTCGGCGAGTGATTCGTCTTTCAGCTTAATCAGCTGCCCGTACGTCAGAAGGGCCGGCACGGCGATTTTATTTAAAGCCGCTATGGCGAATAGGTTATCCGGATTGCCGAGTTGAGTCCGCACAACTTGTTGAAGTGTTGCCCCGAGTCCACTCTTTACGGACCTCGGTACTTCCTTGCCCGTTGTCGGTCTATCGCCTTGTACCGTTCCCGTAACCTTTCCGTTTTCGTCTGTCGTGACCTCGATACGTTTCGCTCCCCAGTCCTTCCATTTCTTTAATTTTATGTTCGCATACATATCGAACCCTTCGTCGGCCGAATCTTCGAGTGTCCAATCCTCGAGGGTACATTTCATGTTGTTCATGCCGAGCATCGAGCCTTTCGGACTCATACGAACCATGATGAACTGTATAACGCCTTTCTTCTTTAACTTCTCCAATTCATCGAGATAGTATTTCGCCTTACGTCCCTTAAACAGCGTCGACTGATTGAACGGGTAGTTGCTGTTCGGCAACATGAATTTGAAGCTGACTTCCGTCAGTCCAGGCGGCTTAATGATATTGACTTCGCCCTTGCCGATAAGGTCTATTGTTTCGTTCTTGCCGGCGATATTCGTCGTCATTTCGGCCGGCGGTATCGGTATCTCCATTCTGTCAAGGTACATGTAATACACTAGATACCGACCCCCTGTCTTTGTCCGTTCACGGCCTGTTCGATACCCTTCCGAAGATCCGATACGAATCCGTCCATGTCGGTATCGTTATTGATTGTTACATCGTTACTGATATTTACGACCGTGTTTTGTTTTGTGAATTTGCTTAATGCGGAACGGACGGCTGCATCTCGCAGCTCTTTAATTTCTGTTTCCGTCATGTCGACTTTATCGGCGATTCGCTTCGTGTTATCGGCGGTTTGTTTAGCGTTTTTCGCAGCATCTTTGCCGCCACTTCCTCCGGCCGCTCCGTCCTTCCCGGCACCGCTTTCAATCTTCGACGCATCGTATTCGCCAGGATTAGAAATATCGGGTGTTTTTAGCATATCCCCGATACGGTCGCCAATCCCGTCGCCAATTTCGTACCCTGTTTGAGCGAATTCGGAAATGTTCCCGTATTCCATTTTCTGTGCAACAGTTACTTCGCCTCCGGAAACAGCGAAATGTTCGGCCTGTAACACGTTTTCACCGATATGGTCAATCGCACCGCCAATAACGGACTTTATACCGGGAATGTTCCCGATAAGGTCGATAATGGCATTTACGGCCGCTTTTACATACCCGACGATACCGTTCCATATGTCAATGAACAAATTGGCAACAGCCGCTAACGGGTCACGGAATACATTAGCAAAGAAGTTTGCCAAGGCCGCAAAAATGTTCCATACGAATACAACCGTGTTGTATATCACGCCGCCCAAAATTCCGAACAAGCCTCCAATAAGTCCTGTAACGGATATGGATGTATCCGCAAAATAATTGAACACGTCAACGGCCAAGAACACCAACGCTACAATGGCAACGATACCGGCTATAATCCATGTTATCGGGCATTCTGCAATGGCCACATTTAACCCGTCTTGAGCGACCGTTAACGCACGGATTGCCGCCGTTTCCGCAAAGTCCGCAATTGTCTTAGCTATTGTTGCCGCAGCCGCTGCCCCCATGGCAAAGGCACTCGACGCAAGCGGAATTACTAACGCCGTAATCGCTCCGGCTAGTACCACGGCCGCAATCTTCAACGCAACCATATGATTACGCACGAAGTTGGCCATGCCGCTAAAGGCCCATACAATCGTGTTGATAGCCGCATCAACGCCTCGAACAATAATCCAAAATACGGGTGCTAACGCTTCCAGTGCCTCGGCTATTCCTTCCACGGCTTGCCGGACAGCATCACTATTCGCCAATTGTGAAATACCTTCAAATACAGGCGTGAACGCTTTTAACGCTCTATTCTGTATCATCGTAAAGTGGTCGCCCCAACGCTTCGGCATCGTTTCGAATTGTGCGTTGATTTCTTCCATATTCTCGCCGATAGCCTTCTTAATAACCTCGGCGGTAACTTTACCCTCGGCGGCTAACTGTTTAAGCTCTCCACGAGATACGCCCATGGTTTTGGCGATTATGTTCTCGATAAGCGGTGCGTTTTCGGCAATGCTTCGGAATTCATCACCTTGTAATTGTCCGGAGGCCATGCCTTGCGTTAACTGTAACATGGCATTTTTTTGTGCTTCCTTACTACTACCGCCAATGACAAACAGCTTTTGAACGCCTTCCATGAAGTCGACCGCTTCCCTCGGGTCGGGAAAAGCATCATGGGCCGACATCGCCAATTGTGATACGGCGTTGGCCATATCTAAATAACCGCCTCTAGCTTTTTGTGCCGACTGATAAATGCGTTCATTCAGAATGATAGCGTTCTGTTGACTACCCGTAACCAAATTCATACGGGCCTGTATCCCGGCGTATTCTTCGGCCGTTCCCATGAGCGACGAGATGCCGTTCTGTATAGTGGATAACGCTGTCGTTACCGCACTGGCCGCTAAACTACCGACCATCATTTGGAACGCACCGCCCATGCGTTCACTCATGGCCGTTGAACCGCTCGCAACCTTCTTCATGCGGTCGCTTAAATTGTTCATGCCGTTTGATGCTTTTCGGGTAGCCTGTGCCGCCCTGTCCATTGCGTCGGGAATGTTCGTCGACAGCTTTATGTAATTATTAATGGTTGCCATGTGCTACCCCTTCCCGATTTTAGCCATTTCCGCTTTCTCGGCCTGTACGTGATAGTTCATAAAGGCGATTACGGCGGCTTTTTCGTTCTCATCCATACTGACGAACGCCCTCGGCCTGATGCCGTACTTCACAAAGGCCAAGTACGCAAACGAGGTTTCCGGGTCGTCCGTCTTTATCAGTTTTTTACTTCTTTAATCTTATCGTCGAGGCCGACTTTAAATCCTTGTGCCTCGGATACGGCACTAGCTAAATCGGCATACTCTCCAGGTAACAACATGACTTTCAACAGTTCGCCCGGGTCATTAGCACCCCAGGAATTTTGCAATTCAATTTCGTCGAGATTCGGGTATACGATAGTTTCGGTAATCAGATCCGAATTGAATCCTTCGTTATCGAAACGTTCTTTATATTCACGGGTCCCCGGTACAAGTACCTTTTTAGTGTGACGGTCACGGATTCTATCGAGTTCTTTAGTCGTCAACACTTTGATTTTCCATTCAATCGGCTTGCCGTTTTCACCCTTGAAGCGGTCGGATGCTACATACCCAACTTCGCTTTCGATTTTTACGTTTTCTTTCAAAAACGCACTGAAATTTTCTGCCATTCTTTTTGCCCCTTTCACTTACATATAAAAAGAAAAGGAATGAAGGCCCTATGCCTTCATTCCGTCCAATTCTTTAAACTTCGTGGCCCATTTTACGTCCTCGAACGTAAAATTGATTTCGTCCTCGAGCCATTCCCCGTCTGCGTTGAAGTTAGCGACGGTACCTTCATCGATATTGCATCCCTTTAGGATAACTGTTTGTGACCCGGCGTGACTTGTCGGGTCTTCGTTCGTTACCTGCATATCGAAGTACGTATCCGTGCCGCTCTTCATCATGTTTTCAATCATATCATCGAAAATCGACGTGTTTTTGTAAATCGTCAGCTTGCCGCTCCCTTCGAGCGACGTGGATTTATTTCCTTTCATCATCTTGCCAAGGATTGCCACTTGCTTTTTGTTCTTTTTTACAGTGGCTTTTAAATCTTTGGCCTGGAATAACAATTTACGAGTGCTGCCAACGATTATATAGCAGTTGGCCAATTTGGCACTGATTACGTCGGCCGCTTCCATTGTTCTGATTGCATCCGGCATGTATATCCCTCCTTACGCTACGACGACGGTCATGTACAGTTTTTCCATGGAAACCGTCGGCTGTAATTGAACATCGACTAAAACATCTTCCTTGTTATCGCCTTGCGACGGAATGGGAATATCTTTATCATCGAAATTCTGAATCGCACGCACACGCTGATATTCTTCGGCTAAATAAACCAAGTCAGCCCACAACGCTTTGCGGCCGTCTTCATCGTTCTGCACCTTGTCGAGATACGTCTTATTAAACAAGCGTGCTGCATCGATAGCCCAGTTATCGAGCACTCGGATAACCTGGTTAAGTGAAAAATCACGGCTCTTTTCTTTCGTAAATTCCGTGAACGTGTTAATGTCCTTCAATACTCGGACTTCACCCGTGACGTTGCCGCCTACAGAATCCGTTACGGAATGGAACATAAACATGCCGTTCTTAATAGCTTGTTCCAACTCGAATTGCTTGTACTTCGTGTTAATCGTGTACTCGCCTGTATACTTACGGTTGCCGACCGTTTCATTAATTGCACACGACGCTTCTTGTCCGGTTACCCAGTATACGGCACTGCCTTTTTCCGCTCCGCTGTCTGTAACGTCATTGAGTACCGATATAACGCCTTCGTCATTAACGCCTTGCTTGCCGTGGATAACCAACTGGAATTTTGCCCCCGTCTGTACTCTGCACCGATGAGTGAAGTTGATTAAAAGGCCCTTGATAGCGTCATCCGAACCGGCATACCCAAGCACATTGAAATAGTACGGCTCAAGCATTTCCAGGCCGTCCTGATAGTTCTGTGTCGTAACGGCTGCTCCGTTCGTACCGCCTGTAAGGGCCGTGTAAGCAGTAGCCGCCAATGTAGCCGCCTTCTCAAATTTCAAATATTCATTGTCGACGAGGTCCGCAGCCGTCTTTACGCCCGACTGTTTCGCTACTGCCTGACGATTGTTATCGGTCGTCATGTACGTTGTGACGATAAAAGCTCCGGAATTGTCCGGATCTGACTGTACGGAAACCCCCAACGCATTACCTCTAATACCCGCATATTTCGCTTTAGCAAGCGTGCAAGATGCGACAGCACCGTCACTATTAAGACGATAGAAATACCCCGTTTTAAGGCCTGTAAACAAATCTCTAAGGCCTTTCATTTTCGGATGCGTGTAGTCATAACCAAAATACTGCATACAGTTCTTTTGGAATTCATCTGCATCAACTCTGAATACCGTACCCGACGGGCCGTAATCCAATTCAAGCATCATTGCCCCGAACCCTCGGTCGGATACTTCTGCCGATGCCCGTACTTTCGACACGAAATTAATATACGTACCCGGTAAAACTTTGTTATGGAACAAGAACGTTCCGCCGCCTAATGCCATTACGCTGTTCCCTCCTTATTCATTTACGGACTTTTGCACCCGGTGTGTAAGTGCATCGCTTAACACCTTGTCCACTTCGTCCGCTCCGTATAACTGACCGGAATTCAATACAGTATCAAGAATATCTCGATACCGCTTAAATCGGTCAGATTGTAATATAGTCACCTTATCGAACCGTTCGACGATGCTCTTCGGCTCTTCCTTTACGGCGACTTCTGTGTTTTTATTGGTCGCTGTTTCCATTTTTAACTCCTTCCGTGATTCCGACTCGATGCATCGCCTCTTGTCGTTTCCCGACTTTGCGTCGCAAATCTTCCAGGGTCAATAAGAAATGCATCACGCCGTCCGTCACCTTATACGAACGCTTTTTGCTTCTCATCAGTTGGCCGTCGACCGTTATGTACTCTAAGGCTAAATACAGTCGTTCGCCCACGTCGTGAAGTTCGCCTCGCACGTCCTCGGGCAAATCTTCTTCATTAAGAAAGTAGAGTATCTCGAAATCGTTCGTCCGGTCGTACAGACTAGAAACGTGTAAATCCTCGGACGAATTTACCAGGCTAACATAAAAGCACGGGAATTCTGCCCCGTTCTCCTTGAATTCGAGGTATACCGGCCTCCCTGTTTCCTTGTGAACGGCCGTCGCAATGCCCGTAATAATGTTACTTATCGAGTTCACGTAAATACCCCCTAACAACCCTGTCGAGAATCCTCCCGGCGTTCCTATCCACGACACTTTCGGCCGCATCGGTCATATGTAACCCCTCGACCCAGGGCTTTTTGAGTCTTGCCCCGTGTACCACGCCGCCAATCGGAGTGCCTAGCATCGGAACATATCGGCCCACTTCTTGACGATGCCCTTCATCTACGAAAGACGCATACCGGGACGTATTATAAACTTTAGCCGCCGCTGTCGTTCCGGTTATTTTTGCCGCATCCACTCTCCACGAATTCCGTGTTTGCTGTGTATTGTAGTGGTACGTTAGGTATATCGCCTTGCCGTTCTTATCTCTACCCATAAAGGCTTTGACGGACCCTCGCTTGCCGACAGGCGTTCGCTTTTTCGCTTCCCTTACATATAAGGCCGCTAACTGATTCGTTCCGGCTTCTAATACTCGTGCCGTATCGGCCTTGCCGTCCAGTTCCTGTACCTTGTTGCAAAAAGATTCAAATTCTCGAATATCAAACTCGACGTTCGCCATTATCGCTTCTCCAGTAATTCGAGTTGAATTTCCTGATGCGTATCGTATTTTGCCGGAGTGGATGCCGCCTTGTACCAGGTCACCCCTTCGTTATGCGATACGGCGATGCGTGACCCTTTCGGAATCTTCGCATCCGGATATGTAAACAGCACGATAGACTGGGTGAAGGATGCTACCCCTTCACCCGTTCCGGTCGTGCTTGTCTTGTACGATATACGGCAAGGGTATATGCCTGTATTCTTCGGCTTAGACGTAACGATGCCCGTGTCTTCATCTTGCTTACTCACATCGGAATACACGAACGCACTCATCTCGTACATTTTTTCAAGCTGTTGCCTCGCTCGCCTTACCATTTCAGCCGTCGGTAACACGCCAATTCCCCCTTGCCGTAATTCGTCAATGCATCTGCTAATGTAGTCAGACGCACGGACAAAGGCTCTCCGTTAAACTCGATTTTCGTATCGCCAATTTCGATTGATTTAGCCATATCATCAGCATCACCAAGAATATTTTTGCCTTGCATCTTGATTAATTCTCCAAGCGTTCGATATATGACGACCCGTTCAAGTTCGACGGGAACCTCTGCCTGATTTATGTCGTTGAGTATGCTCCGTTCGACAACCTCGGAAATAAAATCAATCGAGGTTTCAAATGCGGCGACATCCGGGCATCCGGTCAAGTCTTCGGCAAGCGTGATGACCTTCTCCGTGTACTTATTCATCGGCCTGGGCCTTCTTTTTATTTACTTGTTTTGTCGTCTTTACTTGATTGGCTTGTGCATCTTTATCGGCCTGCACTTCTTCCGTTAAAGGCTCTGCCTCCTGAACGTCCACGTTCTCGGTGTTCATCACTTCCGACTGCTCCATGTCTATATCTGCGGCCGCTTCTCGGTGCCGCCTAATAAGCATACCCATTGACAACCCTCCTTGTTATACGGCTTTAAACGTCATCTTTAAGACTTTAGCCGGATTCGTCAATCCTACTGCGTAATGTTCTGCCGCCGAAATAACCGTTGTTTTTGCCAAAATATCACGGTCAGTTTCAACGTCTGCGACTTTCTTAACGTAAATGGTTACGGCCGGCATTACGGGCTGTCCGTCTGTTGCTGCTGCACTCATCTGTACCATGAAATTGGTAAAGTTGCCGCCGGCTTTCGGTACACGACGAGATACAACGACTTCGCAACCACAAATAGATCCGATGGCTCCGGTCATCATCAAATCGCCGCCGTATTTAGTCTTGTCAATAAAAGCCGGGTCCTTACGGATTTTCGACAACTGTTCGGGATGAATGAACAGCACCTTGGATACGTCGCTTTCTTCTGCGAATTTATCGACACCGTTTACAATCCCTTCATACGAGATTTCGTTCGTATCCGTAACCGTAAGCGTTGTCGTTCCTAACGCCGTTACAATATCTTCATCGACCTTGCTTGCGATTGACATCAACAGCTGACGCTGTGTTTCGCCGACCGGGTCACCGTATCCGGACAAAGCTGCTTCGTCTGTAATTTCTGCCGCTTTACCAACTTTCTTTACGGATACTTTTGCCGTGCTTGCTTCGAGTTTAGATACGTCGATTGCGGCACCTTCGGCCACGTCCTGTGCATCTCCAATGTACTTAAACGCCGGAATTGTGATAGTGCTACCGGGACGACCTTCAAGAGTGTTGTCGATTTTACAAATCTGCGTAAATTTGATTGCTTTAGGCAAGCCGGCTGCAATCATATCCCCCATAACCTCGGGATTGACAAGGTTTGCTAATTTTGTTGCGTTTGCACTTGTAGGCATGTTGTTATTCTCCTCCGTTCGTTAACTGGTCGTATAGTTCCTTATCCTCGTTATATAACTTGACTCGTTCGCCATACGACATTTTGTTGAATTGTTCTTTTGTTACGCCTCCGTTCGGCTTGTTGCCGCCAGGGTCTCCAGGCGTGGCCCCTTTAACGTTCGGCTTATCGTCGCCGAAGAGATACCCGGCCTCCGTTACGAGCTTCTCAATCTGCTTATCGAGGCCCTTGATTTTCCCGTCTTCAACCTCTGCACCATTAAGGTCGAGCAGGGCACGCACGGCCTTTACGCTCTTGGCCTTTGCCGTTAATAAAGCACGGTCGACAATCCCGTCGATTTCCATGTTTTTAACTTTCTGTGCATACTCCTTTTCACGGGCTTCGCTTTGCTTTTTGAGGTCTTCAATTTGCTTGCTCAAATCTTCGTTGCCTTTGGCTTTGTCTTTTAGGCCGTCCAACTCCGTTTTGATTTGTGCAAGTTCCGTTTTGGCTGCCTTCTTCTCTTCGTTCGTTGCGTTGAATTGTGCTTTTGATACGTAATTCTTTCCGTAATCCTCCACAATCTTATCCGCAGCTTCGTCCGTTACGCCTAACGCCTTTAATTCTTCTTTTGTCATTCCTTATGACTCCTTCCTGTTACGCTTTATTTTCGAGTGCCACACCACTCGTTACGGTCTTGTTCTTTTTCGCCTACAATACTAAAAAGGCATGAAAAAAGCACCCACAATGGTGAGTGCTGAAATAAGTATTGAATTAAAACTCATTTACCTCTTGTGTGCCAAAAAAGCACCTACATAAATAGGTGCTTTAGGCTTTGTGAATCTCATTAATATACTTTTCGAACGCTTCGCTTCGTTCTTCCCATTCCCGGTACTCTTTCGTATTACCGTAGGGACAAGGCATTTCTCCGGGCCATATCCCTGCTTTTACTTGTTTTTTATTTTTTTGGTTTTGTTCTTTCGTATTCCCATCCATATTTTTCAGCCATCCTTGTGGTGATTTTATGACTAATAGCTTGCCATATCGCTTGCTCGCTAAACCCTGCCGCAGTCATCCGTTCGTAGAACCCTTTGTACTCCCATTTTATTTGTTCGTATATAGCCCTAATTTCGGCTCGGTAGGGGCGTTCTCCAGTGCCTATGGATATTTTGTACTTGATTCCATTATGTCCAATCACAAGCATCTTGTCAATACTCTCGAAGTTACGCATAACAATCAAGTCATCGGACGAAAAGGACGAGCTGCGTGGATGATTGTGAACGCAATCCACTGATTTTGCGGGACGCTTCTCTAAAAATCGTACTAATTCAGGAGGAAACACAACCGAACTACTATCTCCGCTTAAATCAGGATACGCCACGTTTCCTTTTTTATCTCTCCAAAACAACCCCTCGGTTCCGGTTCTCTTACCATGAGATAAGGCCTTTTGGTATGCGTTTTCAATCCCCGCCTCATAGCTTCCCATTTGCTTTACATGCACCGGTGAGGTTTTACCCTCGTTGGGCGGCGTGTCTTTTCCCCTATCGTCAACGCTTGCCGTGTCTATGTCAATGTTCAACACATCTTTTTGGGCCTTCTTCTTTTCCTTCCGTTCCTTCTGTTCTTGCGGTATCGGCCGTTCCTTCTTCGGTTGTTTTTCAACCTCGCCGCCAAATTCTCCGACGTATTCCCGTTTCCAGTCTTCGTATTTTAGTTCGCCGTCGACGAATACCGTTTTGCCTGTCTTCGGGTCCCTGGCTGCTCGCTCTGTTCCGTAAACGGCCGGGATATACGGTACTGTCGTGCTTCTGCAATGGCAATGAAACGGAGGTATCGTAATGCCCGGCTTTGCATCCTTGCACTGAACGTATTTCCCGTCCATACGACGACATATAGGACTGGTCTTGTTGTCGAGTGTGGCTAATATCTCAACGGCATCAATATCAAGTTCGGTCATACAGTCCATAAACGCTTGTGAGTGTACCCGTGCAAGCTCCGTTTCGACTAGCCTGTTAGCGTTATTATACGACGTGTTCATCCGCTTTGCTATGGCCTCTGACATGGTAGCCGTACCGTCGCCGGCAATAAGTGCCTGAATGAAATCGTTTTGTAAACTCGTTGCAAGTTGCTTGCGATTATCCCATATCCTTGCCGAAAAGTTTTTCCCGTCCGGAGTCCACGGAGAATCGATTATCCGCTGTATTGTGCGGTGGTCAACTTGTGCATACATATCATATTGACCCTTCATCGACTGCGTCATCCAGGCCGTCCGGTAATTCGACGACTCGTATACATTACTTAATAGATCCGAGATGGTGCTGTCCTGATATTTCGCCCACGACTCCAACTCTTGCACGGTATTAATATATAACTCTTGTACCCGGTCGAGCTGTTGTCGTGCTGATGCCTGTTTTAGCATCTTTTTATGTTCTTCCGATAGCTCATCCCGTTCGGCTATGGCCCTGTATTCCTCCAGGTCCATATTGAACGCCTTTAATTCCCGTGCATCGAGTTGTTTTTTCGCATCGGCAAGGCTCATGCCGTTCTCGTTGGCGTACCGCTGATACCAGTCGTTTATGTCTTTTTCAAGTCGACGCATAACGGTATCCGCATACTTCCGTAGGTCCTTTTTAGGCCCGTCCGCTTGATGCATCGCCCGTTCCATTTCTTCTTCGTACCGCTTCTTCCAGTATTCGAGCGACGAGTTATTCGGCATTGGTATCTCCTATATAATCAGCACCTATCATCGACTGCTGTTCCGCTTTTAGTCGTCTTTCTTCTTCAACGACATCCTTTACCCACGGATGATTTGCAATAATCGTTTCGTTACTAATGACTCCCACGCTGTTACGGCAGTTATTAATCGTATCCCCCTCGTTCATCGGAAGGTCACGATTAAATGTAAATTCCACATCCTCGGCTGCTTTCTGTCCTGTCAGTCCTCGATATGTGTTGATAAACCATAACAGCCGCTCGAGCCCTTCCCTGATACCCATTTCCATTTCGTTTGCATCCAGGTCAATATCAGAATACATCGACGCAATGTTCATCTGATTAGGATTATTACTCATTCGGTCGTCCTTGCTGTCGAACCCTCGGCCGTTCTCGATGATTGCCTTCTTCAACAGCTTGATAATGACCTCGTAATTGCTTGCGTTTACGTCTATGTGTAGACTATCCACGCCGCCTTCTACGCCGTCTACTGTACGGACTTTAATTGCTCCGTACTGTGCAAGATTGGCCCGGAAATTATCCAACTCCGTGCCGTCGTAATTCTTAATAACGAGAATCGTGCTACGAATGTCTTCTTGCATGTTATCGGCGTAATTCGACAACATCGTATTGAGTGCGTCCTGTAGGCTCTTTATTTTATTGACGAGCGGTGTCTCTTCTTCGCTTGTGCGGAACGGGATTAACGGAACGTTATCCCAATTATACGGAACGTCATCAATAGCGAAATTGGCCGTTCGTTCGTGGTCCCGGTCTTCTGCCAGGCTTCCGTTTTCATATACGAAATACTGCACCCCTGTCCGGTCGTAAAATTCAACTTTGGTAATTTTACGGTCCATAATGCCTTCGTATGTGTCAATTTCGTATACATACGCAAAGGCATCGAGATGCTCTTTTTCTTCGTCGCTCCAAAACGGTAATACCTGTTCGGGCTTCATTCTTTTAAGCTGTAATTGGCCTCGGCCGTCTATATACGGGTGAACATATCCAACGCCGCCCATATATATATCCTTCCCGACGGCCTTTAATTTACGCCGAACGCTCATCGTAAAGAAGTCTTTTATGGCTTCGTCTTCCGACTCTACCGTAAACGGCTTCGCTAATAAATAGTTGACTTTTTGGTCGACCAGGTCATCGAACCGGTTATCCACGATTTTATTGTTCGGCATACTCGCTAACGCAACCGTTTTCCCGCTTCCGTCTACAACGCTTCGCTCCTTGTGTAATATATCCTGCTCGCCGTTGTAATATTTCCGACCGGTAATCATGGCCCGGCGTTCCTTGCTACTCATCCACTTTTGTAACTCACGACTCAAAAACTGTCGCTCCGTCATCGGTGCATTATCACGCAACGCCCGATTGATTAAATCGCTTATAAACACGCTTTTCCCTCCTTATTTACCAAAACGAAAAGCGTTCGCCCTCGTTCATCTTCTCGGCGATACCCGTTGTCGCATCCGGTGCATCGTCGTGTGCGTTCTTTCCTTCTCGTTGATACCGTGTCATCGCCTTATAGTATTCCGGCCAACGGTCCTTCCAATTCACCGGGAAATAAATATGCTCCATGACCCAGGTCGAATTCGATAATATCCTGGCCACTTTGTTTTTTGTCTGTGCAAACGTATTGATGACCGTCTTATTCGACTTGTACGTGTCCTGTAATATCCTTCGTACCTGTCTTGCAAAGCCTCGGCCGCCGTTATTCGATTCAAAGTCGGCCACATTTACGCCGTTCCGGTATAACATAGCCGCTGTTGCCGGCTCGGTTATCTCCATAGCTTCATCCGTATGAAGTACGTCCAGGACGTATGCCTCGCCTTCATACACGCCGTACACAATGGAACATAGAGAATCAGTGCCGGTGTCGGCCGTATCCGTGTAATTCCGAATAGCCGTAAATAACGGATTGCCGTTTATATCTACCGGGATGCGGTCATACGTCTTGAAGCTTGAGTATAGCTGCCCCTTAAGGTCTATCGGCTCTTGCTGATAGTTAGCCGATGCAATGTCGGCACCCATGGCCCGTACTTTTTCTTCATAACTACGCCGTGATAATATTTCGTCACACAACATACTGCCGTCCGGTTGCAGTGCTTGCATCGTAATTACCTTGGCCGCCTCGCCGAAATGCTCTATAGCTCGACCGGCAAGGTCATCGCTCGCCCAACGGGTCATGATGATAAGTATCTTGCCGCCTTCTTCAAGACGGGACAACATAGTATTCGTAAACCAATCCCAGTGCTTCGCCTTTACGTTTTCGTTATAGGCTTCTTCGGCGTTCTTTATAATATCGTCAATGATTAACAACGAGGCCCCAAACCCGGTTGCCGTGCCGCCTGGTGACGTGGCCAAATACGAATTATACCCCCCGTCTAAGCTCCACATGTCCATGCTCGCATCGCCACGCTTAATATTAATATCCGGGAATATATCAGAATATACGATGCGGTCCCTGTCGGCCTTTATTTCCTGAATGTCGTTACGAACGTTTTTCGCAAACGTTGTCGATAATGTCGTGTTATACGACCCGGTCATTATCTTTTCGTGCGGATGGCCGCCGAGAATCCATTCAACAAACATTTGTGCCGTTCTGCTTTTCCCGTGGCGTGGCGGCATGTTCATGATTAATACTCGTTGCTCCGGGTCCTCGAAAAACGCCTGCAAGTCATTACACAACTTTACGATATACGGCCTATCTTTACGATAGAAATCGGCCGCTTTCAAGCTGCAATAATAGAAAAACTCACGCCGGGCCAACTCGTATTTGAGTTGCTGCATGAGTTCCGGTGTGAGTTGCATTATATCAACCTTCTTTTTCGATTAACTTCTTAATATCTTCCGTACTGATTCCTCGTAATGGGTTTTGAACCTCGGCACTGACTTCCATTTCTGTTTTGTCCGTCTGACCCAGGAATTGCTTGCCTAGAAATATCGCCATAGCGGCTGACCTGTCGGCCAACTTCCATTGCTTACGCCGTAAACTAATCTTGCCGGCACTCCGCTTTTCACGAAAAACATCGGAAAAACGCTTCCCGTATGTTCTTCTGCACCAAGCGTTTAACGTCTTATCAGTCACCCCAAGCACGAGCGTTATTTCCTCTTGCGTGGCCTGGATCTGACACATGGCCTCGAATTGTTCTTGCTTGATGACCTTTCGAGGTCTTCCCGTGTTACTCATTCGCTACCGCCTCCCGTTTATATCGGGCATTTAATATTTTCGGCGTGCAATATTCCCAACTGACTTGATGATGCATCCGCATGTGCTTATCCCCCATAGCGGCGACCTTTACACAAGACGGCGAATACATAACCGAATAGAACGACTTTACATATGTACCGCTGTCGAGATACATTTCCGTTAATCCTCCGGCGTTCTTTTGCGTTTGTCCTTGATTCAACATGAACGCCATCGGCGTAAAAATCAGCCTTCCTTGCTCGCCGTATCGCACATACATGGTTGTATCTTCGTTGATGCGACCGTAAAAATAAAACGGCCTATCCGTTCTGCAAAAAAAACTGTTCATCGCTTTACGCAATATTTTTTTCTTGAAGTTCCCGTTGTCCACACCGCCGATAAAGTCACCGCCTTGGGCCATTGCAACGGTAATTGCTCCGGTCGCATCGAGAAAATCCAACATACATTCGAATATATCATTAAGGCGATTTGTTTTGCACGATAACAGCTTGTCGTCGTCTTTATACCGGTGTGCAAAAAAATTATAATCGTCATCCAGTACAAGAAAATGCGTAAGCCCCAGTTGACTTGCGATTGTGTGGCAGTAATTCCGAGCGTATACCACGCCTTTATGACCCGGCTCCAAGTCTGCCGGGTCAGTTATCATTGCCGCAGCTCCCTTGCTGAATACAATAACGGAATCTTCGCCATACATCTGCAAATACGAATCCCGTTCCTCGTCTTCATCATCGACGATAATATAAATCCTTCCTGTGTATCCCTGATTGATTAGCGTTTGGTATGTCTTTACGTTTGTCGCTCGCCTATGGCTCAAAATGAATACTGCAAATTGTCTATTCATTTTCCGCTTCTTCCTCGCTCAATATCGCTTCCAGGCTGCTTGATAACTGTACGTATCCGTTCCTGATTGCATCGTCGTAATCGATAATAACCAGTGCCGATTGCTCCATTAACTCTTGCATCTCCGGACTGGCGTTATTGGCATAATACTCGGCAATCTTCTTATAGTTGAATTGATTGTGCCGGTGTGCCGCTGACCGCAAAAATTGTTTTTCAGCCTCGCTTATATGGCTTTCGTTTATCTTCCATATAAGTTCAGTCGTCTTGCTGTTATCAAGGCAATTCTCGAGCGTTACCTGCTCGCCTGTCGGCTCGTATTGCGGTATGTTTATATCCTTCGTATATGTTTCATCCGGACCGTCGACGCTTTCCGTGTCTTCAGTGAATCCGAAATCTGACATGTCAATATCGACAATCCCTTGCAACTCTTCCAGTAATAACGATTGTTCCCATTCGGCTGCCTCGGCGACCTTGTTATCCGCAAGACGAAACGCCTTAATCTGTTCCGGAGTTAAATCATCTGCCACAATGCACGGCACCGTCTTCATACCGAGCTTTTTTGCCGCTTTCAGTCGTGTATGGCCTGTAACGATTGTTCCGTTCTTATCGATGACGATAGGTACTTTGAACCCGAATTCCTCGATACTCTTCATCACGGCCGGAACAGCGTTATCGTTAATTCTCGGATTTTTTTCGTAAGGTATTACCTCGTTTATCGGTTTTTCGATGATATTCATTTTTGACCGCCTTTCCGTATCTCGATGAGTTCATTATCTCGTATACATTCGTAACGTCGTTGCATCGAGCCTGTCTTGATATTCTTATGTTTATCGCCGTGCATGTTCCGTTTTTATTATTCATGCACTTCGTCTTTCCGCATTTTATGATTGTCATATTATCGTTACCACAAACGAAAAAAGAGATGCCCGGCTGCTTGGGTATCTCTTTTCTCGTGTTTGTTCGTTATTTCTTTAGGAGGTGTTCAATCACGCTATTATAATAACTGAAAAATCCGCACCGTTTCGGCACAAATCCGCACCATTTGTGACTGTTACGATTTTTTCCACTCGTCAAAAAATACGAAATGCGTCTGCACCGGAATGACTGACGGGCCGAACATCATCGTGGCTATTTGTTCCAGGACCTTGCCGGAACGCTTACGCACAGCTGTTTCGCTCATGTGCAGCCTGTCGGCGATTCTCATCCAGGACGCACCGTTAATGAATCGTTCTTCGGTGATTACTCGGTCTGAATACTCCAACGCCTCGATAGAACGGTTTAACCGCTTGATAAGCGGCTCGACCTTCTCCAGATCTGAATATAGTTTTTGCCGTCGTTCTTCGATGCGGTCGCTCTCATATACGGCTCGCTCTTCCGGGCTTATCATAATCCCGTTACCGCCAGGCGTGTGTGACAACGTCGGCACCTTCGGAGCGGCACACAGTGCTTGCGTGGCGTTAAGGTCTTCCAGGTCGGCCTTGATATTTTTTATGTACGTATTAAATTCGTGGTATCGATGCAAGTACTCCCGTACCGCATTTATGTAATCGTTATGAAACACTGTGTGCGTCCTCCTTCTTATTGTCTGCGTCGTTCGAGTATTATTCTTTTACCTCGTCATTGCCAAGAATTCTATTTATTGCTTTGAGTTCGTTTAGCACTTCATCTATCTCATCGCATTCAACAACCAAATTGCCTTCGCCTTCATAATATGTAGGCCCATACTTTATTGCACTTTCTAAAACCCATAACGCTTTTTTTGCATGTTCCTTTATCTCCGTACGTGTAGACTTCATCATATTCTCGCCTCCAGGACGACCTCGATTCTCGGCCGTTCGCTATAGAATTTCCATGCGAATATCTCACACACAACGCTGTCGTCTTTCAGTACCGTGCCGTTTAATGCATCGAGTACGCCTTTTACGTAATTATCTGTATCCGGCTTCGTCGTCGGCCGTATGTAGCCGAGTGACGCTTCCTCTCGCTTTTTCTTGCTGAAACTTTTCGGCATAGCTCGGAAAACTGTCAGCTTCAAGCAACACGCTTGGTCAATCGGTGTGAAGTCCGGATCCGACAGTAGCGGCTGTAACTCCAGTCGTATAAGCTGCTTATATGACTTCGACTGAATCGGGTCATACGCCTTGACGAATCCCCCTTGCCGGGAAAATCTCGGCCGGCCTTGTGCAACCGGATTCCCGTATACGATTAGCTCTATTTGATTTGCATCCTTGTAATATTTAACCGGCATTTACTCATCTCCTCGAAAACCTTCATATTTTGACCTGTAACGAGTTTTTAATTACTCCGTGATAAAATTATCACAAGATATATAAAAACTCGCTACAGATGCCAAATTTTTAATTTACGGGCTATTAGAACGGCAATTCTTCATCGACAGGCGTTCCCAAGTCCTCGAATCCGTTACCCTGTGATGCCGGGATTCCGTCTTCCGATTTTTTCTTGTAAGGGAATAAGGCCGTGCCGGCGGCAGTTGCAATGACGTTGCTTGAATATCTCGTTTCACCGTCTTTTTCGTATTTCGACGTTGAGAATCGACCGAATACCCATACCCGTTGCCCCTTCGACCATTGGTCCATACCTTCGGCCAACGCTCCGAATGCGGTGAAGGGTACAAAATCGGCTGTGTCCTTCCATTCGTCGCCGTCTTTGATGCGTCTGTTGCACGCTACCGTTCCCCTTGCTACTGCCATTCCGTTTTTGCTGAACGATATTTCAATATCTCGTGCGAGGTTGCCCTCGAGTTGTACATTATTCATGTTGTTCCTCCTTAATCCTCGGCAAAGTCGACAATATCGTAAGCCATATCAAGCCGCCTTATGGCTTCTTGTAAGTATTCTTTTGCCGCTTCCTGTTCATAATCATCGAGTCCGCAATCTTCGATTCGGTCCATTGCCGCTTCTACTGCGTCGATAGCTCCGGAGATACTAAATGTCACATCATCTATCGCCGTCTTATCTAGTACCATGATTCTGTTCCTCCTTCAATTCGATTAACATTTCGATATACTGCTTGGCCTTTTGCAAGTCCTTAATCGCCGTACCCTTCGCCGGGTATCGGTACAGATACTTCACGGCTGCCCCCAGGTAATACGCTTCTTTTCCCTTGGAGCCTTGTGTAATATCCCCGATTATCTGTTCGCATTCTTTGCCTCGCCACGTGTAGTGATTCGGCTGCTTAATCTCATCTTGCCCGAATTCCGGTTGTCCGTTGACCGGGCTTCTGTGAATCGTTCCGTGTTCCATGACTGACCTCCGTTTGTTTTATGTGACCTTTTCGTCGCCCATTACACCGAAAATGTTGATAAGCTCTGGCTCTTCTTTCGGCATACCTTTTCCACTCAACCAAAACTCCATTAGTTCATCAACAGTATTGAATAACAGCTTCTTCCCTTCACGCTTTCGTCTTTCCATTGACAACTCTGCACCGGCTCTCCACTGATTTTTGTAAATGTTCGGCCAACGCTTAATGTCTTGACGTTTCTTTTGTTCACCGGCAAACGGGCAACATACGCACCCAATCCGCTTAAATCCTTCATCGTATAAACTGCAATACGGAACTTTGTAAGTTTTGATGTATTCCCATACTTCATCATCACTCCATTCAATAATCGGATGTATATACCTTTTGCCGTTTGGTTGTCGGCACGGCTCTATTAGCTTCCACTTCCTTCTACGTACAGATTCCGCATGCCTGACTCCAGTTATAACAAATCGCCCTATGCCGCCCCGTTCCTTATACTCGGCACAACAGTATCTGGCTAACCTCGTTGGTAAAATCCCTTTCTTCTCGATTAGCTTCTTCATACTTATTTCGGGCTTCTCCATCGTAACTTCCGGATACTGCTGTCTGACGAATCTGATGACCTCGGGCGGGTCAACGGTCGTTAAATTGATGTGTGCGTCGAACTTTACGCCGGCTCGTTTCACAAGGTCTAATATGACGCAACTGTCCTTGCCTCCTGAAAACGCTACATAGTACCCTTCCGGTGGCTCATGCAGTTTAATTCGGCGGATAGCTAAATCTACCTTGTCAATCTCCCTGAAAAGCGTTTGTTCTTTTAGCATTGGATTCCCTCCGTTAACGCTTTGTATATTCTTCGGCATCGTGTGCTGCAACATATTGTTTTCGCTTTAATGTCTTCTCGCCGCTTCCAGTAGCTGAACTGCACCGAGCCTCCGCAAATAGGACAGGTCCAATAATCATGCTGCTGTTTTATCTGTTCCGTATACTTCTTCCGGCATGAAGGGCATAACTTACTATGCCCTTCGTACTCCTTACCGCATCCGACACACTCCATTAGAACGGGTGCCGTCCATTTCGTGTGTGTCGTATAACTCGCTCCTTGTCTTTCAAAATTCGGAACGCTTCATCAATATCTGTTTTGTCGACAAATCGCCGTGTACCGGATCCGCTAGGCTGTACCGGGTATATGTCGATATCTTCCAGGATTCCTAGAAGCGTCAATTCGCCCATGCCCGTATACTCCATGGCTTCTTTCATCGTCATGTATCGTTTTTCTGTCTTTTTCATGCCTATTCTCCTTTCCTCGGCAGTTCCTCAATCCGTTGTAAATGCTCGGCTACGTCATCGGCTGTTAAGCATCCTACGGTATCGCTTGTTATCGGAGTGCTGTAACAAAATACCCCGTTTTTTAGTACCGACAATTGATAAAGCCCGTCTTCATTTCCTTTGCTGTATTTGTTTTGAACCACGCTCGCTCCGTACCCGTTCGGAAACTCATATATGTGGTACATTGAATTGCCGTATTTTTTATCAAACGCTACAACCTCTCGTTGCGGCTCGTAGTTGCCGAATTTTATGATTGACATTTGCTTTTGCTCCTCCTTAAACCTTCCGATTGATTACCGTATCGACGATTTTATCTACATCGATAACCGCATCTGTCCGTAGTTCTCCGTATTCTTTAAGCTCTAGGCTTGCCCTGGCTTTGACATCGTCTATAATGCCCCTCATAACGGCCCGGTCTTTCCACTGACAATCGCCGTCGTAAACGATGAACTCTTCTAATCCATACCGTCCGATAATTCCTACTTGCGACCGTCTGTACAGTACGTCTGCCGGTCGTTCCTTCCCGTATCTTATGATTCGCATTGCTTACGCCTCCTGAATTAATACAATCCGTTCTACGACCTCGCCGGTCTTTGACAGGTAAAGCTGCACCGCATTTCCTTTTTCGTCAATCGTGAATCCGTTCTGCTGATAGTGAATCAGTAACGGAAAGTTTCGGCGAATGACGCTGTCCGTAATATCCGGCCATAACCGTTTTGCAAATTCTCGTAACCGGTTCGGAATAGGTCGTTCGAATTCGCCTTTTTTCATCTTTTCGGCCTGTTCCATGAGTGCCTGAACGTTGACCCGTCCTCGAGGCTTTCTATATTCGGCGATTTTCAACGCTGTACGCTCGCTTTCGGCTCGGGCCTGTGCCTTCTTATCCAACGCTTCTTTGAAGGTCGCTAAGGACGGTAAAAAGCGTTCTCGGCTTATCACTTCTTCGACTACGTCTGCCACGTCCTGTTCGTCATATCGGTTGAACATCCGGACGAAGTTGTCAAAGTACCGTTGCCGTTCGTCTTTATCTCTTAGTCCGTTCGGATACGAGCCTACGATTAAGTTCTCGATGAAGTCCATGCTGCCGTTCGTGAACATGCTTTAAAACCTCCTTTGCTTTTTCTTGTGTTCTTCTCGTTCTCGCATAAACCGTTCCAGGTCTGCGGAACGTTCCGGATCTGACTGCTTTTCTGTTCTCTTCCCTTCGATGCCTTCGTCGTATCCGTTCGCTTCCCAGTTATTCAGAATCCCGGTGATATACGCTAGGCTTCTTTTGTTTCGCATAACGGCTCTTTCAATGGCTTTAGCCACGAAGGTTTCGCCGTGGGCCTCGATTAAAACTCTTAATTTGTCCGCTTCTACCAACGAGCTCACAGGGTGAATGTTGTCCCCGTACATTTTTAAGATTTCGGAAGATGACGGACGCTCTTCTTTTTTCTCTTCCTCTTTCTCTTCTTCTATCTCTTTATCTATCTCTTTATCTTTCTCTATCTCTACGTTACCGAGTTGTTTCACCGCTGTTACATCAGTGTTACATTGTAACGCTTTTTGACGTTCCCGATGCTTGCGAACCCTTGCTGCGACTGCGGTTTCAGTGCCTGTGTTGCTTTCGGCATCTTTAAGTGTATATTCGACTTCATCTATCTGTTCGAGTAGGCCTGTCTTGATTAAGTAGTTGACGGTGATTTGTACGTTCTCCGTGTCCTCGTCAATATCCATGGCCAACTCGGAAACGAAGTCATTATCGAGTCCGTCGTAATAGAGTTTGCCGTTGTCCTTCAACGACCGGCACAACATTTTGAGATAGATAATTGTAAGAGTATCGCCCCCGGCTATTCGTCGGAGCCGCTTTATTTCCTTGCGTGAGAAGAAGTCGTTTTGAAGTTTTAACCAGTAATAGCGTTTTTGCCCTTCTGCCATTCGTTTGCCCTGTAACGGGTTCGGGCCGGGAATTGCTCCGGCCCTTCATCCGCTTCCTTTCCTAGTTCATTGATTCCGCCAATATTGCATCGTCCTTCTGTTCTTGCTCCGTCTTGATTTCGCCTGTTGTCGGGTCTACATTGTCCGGCACCGTTTCGGCCTCTGCGTCTATATAGTCCGTTTCGTCCGGTTCGGCGGTCATATCCGGCGTGATGTTCTTCTTGATAGTACCGTCTGCACTCATTTCCCGAACGAATTCGGTCTTTAACGGTGCGTATTTTAAACATTTTTTGAGAACGGTCTTTTTTGCCATTTCGTCGAAGTTCTTAGCCCAAGGGCTGTAATTGCTCCCGTATGCCTGGCTGTATTTCTTAGCGTGATTGCGGACATCCTCGGCACTCATCACCTCAAATCCGTAACCACCGTCCTTCGTATGGAATACGGCATAGTATGCAATGACCGCACCCCGGTTGCTTGTAGCCGGTACGTGCCGGAGCTTCGGTTCGAGCCCTAATTCATATTCGAATTCGTCGTTCTCGTGTACCTCGTGTGCCTGTATATCCCGAACCTCTCCGCTCCGGTACGCCAGGTCGATTAATCCCTTGTATCCCAACTGGAATTGGCACTCGAGCGTGCCCTTGTTCTTGTAGGGGATGAGGTACGCTTGACCGAGCGGCGTGTTCGGCTCTACGCCAAGTTGTGCCGCTTGCATCATCGCCCCCAGGAACGACTTCGGTGTGCATTGTTGTAATTGCGGATTGCTGCTCATCGCCGTAAGTACCATACGGGTGAATCTCTCACCCGTGATGACTGTCGGTAACGCCTTTTGAATTTGGTCGCCCATGCTGACGACGAGGTCTTTCATACTCTTTACTCCGTCTACCTTATTCGTTTTTGCTGCTGTCATGATGCCGCCTTTTGTTGTTGCCATAATTGATTACCTCCTAGATTTTAAAAACTCGAATCGGATTGCCCTTCTTACTGTACTTTTCGTATACGTCCGGCATTTCGGCTTTCAGCTTCTTGCTGTCTACCGTGACCCGTCCGGCTTGCGTCTTCCAAGTGACCTTACGTTCACCGGCGTAAGCAATTTCATGGTCGCCGAGCATGAGTTTTACGCTGTTCTTCTTGCTTTCGATTTGGTCTTTTATTCTATCGGCCGCCTCGTTCAATTCATCGATTTCGGTCAACAGCTCGTCTGCTTCTTTAGGTAACGTGATGCTATCTGTCACGCCTCCCGGGAATCGTTCGGCCAAGGCCTGGGAACAACTCTTCGAGCCGTCCACGTCCGGCATGATGCCGCCTTTGACGTTGTCTTCCCAAAACGCTTTTTCGGCCTCGATGAGGGCTGTTATATCTTCCTCGTTTCTCGGAATTTCCTTCCACACGAAGTGGTTACCGCCAATAAGGCACGCTATATACCACTTTTCGCACCCAGTGACAGCCATGTAATGCTGGCACTGGAGATAATACCCGTCGGGAACGTTGTCGCCTTCCCATTCCTTCGCCTTGAATCCGTTTGCCGTCTTGCATTCCAGGCCGGCGTTTTCACCTACGACCAGGCGGTCAACGTTGGCGAGCATGAAGTCATTCGTAATGCTCTGCATCATGCCGCATTTCCGTACCTTCTTCCCTGTCAGTTCGCAAAACCGGTCTGCCACGAGTTGCTCCAGGACGGTGCCCCAATAGACATACTCGTTATCGCTTATATCTTCCGGTTCGACTTGCCCGGTCTTTTCGAGCCATAATTGATACGGGCTTTTCCAACGATTGATGCCGGCAATCGTGGAGGCATCACTGCCCCCTATGCCGATGTTTCGCATTGCTTCCCATTTCTTGCGGTCTTGCATCTCTTCAACGGTCATGATTAATTTCGTGTTCATTGATTTCCTTCTCCATTTCTGCTACAATGTAGCCGTAAATTGAATATTTGCATTACTTTCTTTTGCACCGTGTCTGCTCCAACAGATGCGGTGCTTTTCTATTGGTCTTCATCGTCAGCCCCTAAGGTGAACCAACATTGTTTCTGACCGCACGGCCCTTGCGTATACGCATCGCCTCGGTTTATACCCTGGTTGCACGGGCATATATCGCATACCGTGTTCGGGTCAACGCCTTGCTTTTCAAGCTGTTCCCACGTCCAAGCGTCCATGGTTGCATTCCTCCTTTTATCCAAAGACAATAATCGCCATTGCGATAGCGACGTATGTTATAAAAACTCCGATGCCTATCTTCACCCATTCCAGGACGGTGATTTGGAAGTCGTCTTCCGGCTCTTCAATCATCACCGGCCCGGCTGCCTGTAATTCGTAATACCGGCTGTTTATCCATGCTGCCGGTCGCTGTAACTCTTTTCGCATTTGATTCCCTCCGACGCTGCGAGTAATTCCTCGTTTATGATTTTATGAATTTCATCTGCACGAACGGCGATAACGGGTAAGGCATCGATTCCCAATTCCTGGAAATCTTTCCGGGTGATTTTCCACGTTTGCTCGCACAGTCTTGCCGCACAGGTTGCATCGGAAACGGCTGTCATGAATTTACGTTTTTGTTCCGTCGTCAGTGCCGGGATCCGAATCCCTACAGCTGCAAACATCGGCCGTAATCTGATAATCATTTGTTCTCTTGCTTTGTCTGCTGCTTTCGTGTAATTCATTTTTGTACCTCCTAAATCTCTGCCGTGAGTGTTAACAACTCACTCGCAAATCGCTTTATTTGCCCCTTAAGGGCTTCGTTTTGTTTCTCGAGTGCATTTACCTTTGCCCGGAGTGTTCGGCACTCTGTAGCTGAATATTCGGACTTTACGGCCAACAGACTTTCGACTTCCTGACGGCTGAACTTCACTCCGGGAATATCGAGTTGATGAAGTTTCCCGGCGTTCCGCATTTCGTAAACGGCATTGGTTGAAATTCGGAACATTTTTGCGACTTCCTTTGCGGTCATGATTTCCATATTTTTTTATCCTCCTTTATTTGCTCGTCGACGGCCCTGGCCATTCTTATAAGTATGCCTACGGTCTTCCAGGTCATCCGGCCTCGGTGTCGGTTGTGAAAGGCAATGGCGATATGCCCTCGCAAGTGATTGGCGTACCCTTCCGGGTCACTAGCCCAGCCGAACGATGTGCTTCTTTCTCGCATTCTCTTTCCCTCCTCCGCTTGTTTAACTTGTTAAACCTACTTTGTAAAAAAAATAGTCGGGACTTTTTTGTTAAGTGCTGTTGCGATTTTGGTTAATGTGCTCGTTCTAACGACCTTTGCCGAACCGTTTTCTAATCCAACGATAAGGCCTCTCGCAACCTTTGCCCGGGTAGCTAGTTCGCATTGAGTCATTCCGGACTTTTCTCTGATTTCTTTTAAGCGATTGGGAATCCCCATAACCGCACCTCCTTTCAAGTTGACTATAGTTTAACATGTTAAACTATACTTGTCAATAATATTGAACAAGATTCTTGAAAATTTGTTCAATATGTTTTACAATTCAAATAAACGAAAGGATACTTGAATATGGATTCAATCGGAGAAATGATAAAAAAATACAGACAAGAACATGGGATAAGTATGGATGAGTTTGCCAGTCGATGTGGACTTAGCAAGGCTTATATTTCGCTTATTGAACGAGGGAAAAACACCCGTTCCGACAAACCTATTGTGCCCTCTATTGATACTGTGAAGGCAATAGCCGATGTACTCGGAGTAGATTTGAACGTGCTATTGCGTTCTATGGGTTATGACGCACCAATGAAGACAGTAATTACAATCGAGCCAGGACACGGAGACAACGGCTATTATATCGACGCTCAAACGGCTGAATATGCCGAAGAATTGCGGACAAACAAAGATTTGCGAGTATTGTTCAGTGCAAGCCGCAACCTTTCAAAAGAACAAATGAAAGAAACATATGACTATATAAAATACCTAAAATCGAAGGAAACTCATAATGACGATTAATATAATAAACGGAGGTGAATTTTATTGAAATTAGATAACTTTTCCGCTAGGTTTCGTTACGCTCTTGAACGTTCCGGACTCAAACAACGAGAGTTATGTGAGAGAACGGGAATAAACCGTTCGTCTATCAGTACGTACTGGCGTGGCACGAGTATCCCGAAACAAGAATATTTGGAAAAAATCGCACAGGTCCTGGACGTGAACCCGGCGTGGCTTATGGGCTACAACACACCGATGAAGACGGTCATTACAATCGAGTCGGGATATGGAGGTAACGGCTATTATTCAGAACCGGATGCGGCTGCCCTTGCTGACGAGCTGCTTCATAACGAGGACCTCCGTGTGTTGTTCAGTGCAAGCCGGGATCTGAACGAAGAACAAATGCGAGATGCGTATAAATATATTAAGTATTTAAAGGCTCAAAATAACGATGATAATTAACATAATCCTGTCTAATATTCCGCACGTAAAAGCTGCCACAACGCCGAATGATGACGGGTCCTATACAATCATATTGAGTAAATCATTGAACCGTGAACAGGCACGTACAGAAGTATTGCATGAACTCGGCCATATATTCGGGAACGATTTCGATAAGGAAATGCAAGCCGACTTACTGGAAGAAATGATACGCCGCAGTAATATCATTCCGGACGAAACGGAAATAGAGTTTTACTGCCATGTGGTGTGATTATGCAAGCCAATATAACGACTCGCAAGAAGGACAACGCCTATCAAGTCATCGTATCGTATAAGGACGGCCGCAAATGGCGACAGCGGTCGAAACAGGGCTTTCGTACACAACGGGATGCCAAAGAATACGGACAGAAAATAATAGAAGATCTGAAACATATCGTAACCCCTATTGACTCTGATTTACGAGATATTACGCTCCGGGATTTCGCCGTTATCTTCTTCGCTGAAAAAACAAACTTAACCTACAACACGCAAACCATATACCGAAATGCATTAAAAGCTGTTCCCGGACTTCTTGACATTCCGTTAAGGCAAATCACCCACGCCCGTGCCGTAACTGCTTTTAACTCGTTAGGGTATACGAGTAGCACGTATAACACGTATTTACGAGTGCTGACGCTCATAGCAAATTACGCAATTCGTCCGTACCGCATCATGTCCGAAAATCCTTTTAAGGCTATCCCCAGGCGTAAAGCCGAACATAAAAAAATAGCCGTCTTTACAGACGACGAAATACAGACGCTTCTAAAATTTCTCGACGGGAAATACAAAACGATGGTTGCTATCTCTTATTATACAGGCCTCCGGCTCGGTGAGGTCCTCGGCCTAACCTGGGCCGATATTAATCTTGACGCAAAAACGTTAACGGTCAACAAGCAGTTTGCCATGATTGGTAATCGAACGCTCGGGATTAAGCCCCCGAAATCGGCGAACGGATACAGAACAATCCCGATGCCCGGGCCGCTTTGTGACAAGCTCCGGGAATACCGTACCAGTGATTCGCCCGGTCGACTCTTCCCTGCTAAGTCTTGTAAATATATCCCGGCTGCAATTCAAAGATACGTACCCGGCAAAACCTTCCACGACCTTCGGCATACATACGCAACAAAGCTACTTGCGAACGGAGTCGATATAAAGACGGTAGCGAGCTTGCTAGGTGACCATGTAAATACCGTAATCGGCACCTATGTACATTACACCGATGAGATGCGTAAGCAGGCGGCCCATGATGTCGACCGAATTTTTAAAAATAATTTTTGACGACTTTATTGTTCGGAGTGCAAAGAACCGCATATAATAAGCCATTCTTGATATTTATTGCATTACGGCATATTATACCATAATCCGGCCTTCTCTGAACCCGCTCTTTTCTCGAAGTGCTAAGGCATTTTAAAAACGATGGCTTTTAATAAAATACTCATGCAAAGAGGGTCTGCAATTTTAAACTGCAGACCCTCTTTTATGTTGTACTTCCACCGCCCCTATAAAGCGCCGTTCTTCTTCAAAAAGTCTTCCACTTCTCCTTCCGTTTTAGGTGCAATCAACATGTCGCTGTATTTTCCCTGATTATAAACGAAGAGAGCCGGGATATATTCAATGCTCCTTGCTTGGGCCAACTCGGGGCTTTCATCCGTGTCAATCGCTACAAATGCCACCTTGCCCGCTAATTTTTCGGATAAGCCGTTAAGTACCGGCAAAAGAGCTTGGCAATGGGGGCACCATTCAG